TATCGTCTAACAACTCTCTGGACATACGGATCAAGCCCGTGAGCTTTTTAGTCTTTAGGTGAATCTCCCGGGCTTTCGGGTTCGCCTCAGTCAGTGCGGAGGTCTCCCCCTTGTAATAGGCGATAAAACCGCCCATAAGATTTGAAGAATGATCGCCTATTGTGTAGGCGGGCAGATGATACTCGTCAAACTTCATGGGCTGAACATAGGCCCGCGGCATGACTATTTCATCTTCCAAGCTGACCTCGTGAATTTTACCGGCCCATTCGTCCGGCACCCAGAATCCTCCGTCCGACCCTACCCCCTCAATCATGGTCCTCGTTTCCAGGTCCGGGTGGTGCTGTCCCGAACCTGCTGCCTGCCAGTATCCGGTTCGGCGGTCCTGCCATTTGTAATTTAAACCATCCCCGAAAAGAGAACGATAATCTTTTTTATCATCCGGTCCCTTAAGGGTGAAAGGTGTTTCATTTTTTCTCATACTGTGTTTACTCCTATAGTCACTTTCAGACCCACAGTTTGGGTCAGGTTTGGTCGGTTCATTCTGAGGCTTACTGAGATCGATTTCCTCGCCATTTTTAATGCGCTTAACGAGATCATACCATCGTAACATTGTTTCTTTTTCATATGAGGTCGCCTTACGCTGTTCTGCTTTTATCTGGCTGTCCATTTCCTTTATAGAAACGAATAGCTTTTTCATATTTGCCAATTTATCGTACATGAATTTTTCTCCTGTTAGAGTTTATCAGACAGGATTTCAGTCTTGCGTAGGCTTGACATTTTCCTGGCCCTGGCTTTCGTAGGATCGCCAAGGGTTGTTTTCGGTTACAAGGTTTGTACACTCCCCCGGTGTTGATATTATGGGCGTCTTTGCATTGGCGTGGACCCCTGTTAAGACCTCTGGTTTGCGTTATCCAATCACACCCCTTGACTCCCCACAGGATAGGCAAAAATGAAGGCGTTTAATCCCCGTAAAGGGCATAATCATCTGGATCACCCTCCGTCCAGGGTTCGTCTTGTGGTTGCCCGTGGTGAAATGGAGTGACGTTCTTGGATTCACAATTTTTCCCGCACCAGCGGCCCTTACAAAATGTTTCGAAGGCAATTTGATTCCAGTTCTGGTCTATTTCCTCGGTCCGAGCATCCATCCGGTCGTAGTGTTCCATGATGTCGGCCCGATTATTAAAATAGAAATGCAGGGCATCTTTAATGCTGTCAAAACCTGCACGTTCCAGGACACCCCGGCGTATGTCAAAATGACCCCACATATAAAATCCGGCCTGTGCTTTGGTTAACTTGAACTTTTCTTTCTTTTGTATTGGTTTCATTATATTTTACCCCCTTTTCGTGTGTTTTTGAGCGTTCTTTTGGCAGGTCCGGGTCTCGTTTTGACCTGTAATTCCTTCAATGCCTTCAGGTATAAGCCCGTAAATTGATGCAGGTGTCGTAAGGCTGGATTCGAGGTTATCTTATCGCCTGAAGCAACATATTCTCCGTGCTGTTTTATGGCGGCTTCGGCGGCCTTAACCCTGTCTATCAGCGAACAAACCCGCTCAAGTAGTGCGTATTCTGACGCTGATTCCGGTTCAAATTCGCCTAAAAATTCTTTCCAAAATTTAGATCCATGATCCCCTAAATGTTCTGGTGTGTGTCGCACTGGAAAACCTCCATTTCGCTTCAAAAGCGTTTAAGTTAATTCGGCGTAAGGGAAAGACGCTGAAGCGTCGGCACGGAAATGAAAAGCTGGTATGATAGAATAGCCCCCGTGTTATCAATAGGTTACATCCCATGTTTTGAGATAACCCCACTATGCCGCCAACCTTCTACCTTGACATCTATAATCAATGGTTTATTTCCTCTTCCAAACATCATCTTTATGAATAGTCGAATGACATTTTCTACAGCATGCAAGAAGATTATTCGGGTCTGTCAACAAATCAGGCCTCTCACTCACTTTTAATTTATGATGGACAAGCACAGCGGGATATTCGTTGCAAACTTCACAAATACTGTGGTGTTTCAAATACCACTTTCTGGCCTTGTCCCACCTACTCGAATAACCACGTTGTCGAAAATTGCCCCTGTCTTTGTCGTATTGCTTCGCTTTAGCTTTCGTGTGCTTATCACAGTAGGTTTGACCTGCTGGTACAAGCTCCGGGCATCCCGGTTTAGCACATGGTTTCAATGGTCTCATTGGAGACATTTATCGACCTCCTTGCATTTGGTCGTATTTACTCACGAAGTTGTTGGGGTCCGTAAACTTTGCGTGTCGCTCGTATTTTGCCCGGCGGGCATTAAGTTCGCGTTGCTGGTGCTTGGCGTGCTCGGCTTTTGCCCTCTTCCTCTGACTTGGTTTTGGGTTTTGGTTGCGGATCTTCAGTGCTTTGAAGCAGCCATCCTCTCTCATTTTCTTTTTGAGCAACTTTGAGGCACCTTCAATGTCGTTATTTCTGACATAAACATTCATTAGTGAAAAGTCCTTTCTGCTTTGTGTTGTTTGAGACCAAGACAGACCCCACATTTGTGTTTTAGAGTGTTCCGAAGGATCTTCAGTCCAGCGGCCTCATTGCCCTTGATTTCGATTGTTTCTACCTGCAGGCCGCAGGCGTGGGATGTACTGAAAGACAAGATGATTTGATTTTCCATAAAACCTCCTTTGAAAAATGAGCAAAAAAAAAGCCGATGCACACCATTATGGACCTCTGGCCCATTCTTCTCCCTGGCACGCATCGGCTTATTCTTTGTGAGCGCTGCCCCCCCGGCGGCACTAACAACCGACTAAATAATTTTATTTACCCTTGGCTTTTTCCCTCCTGGCCCTCATATCTGCAAAAATTTCTTTCTCTGTCGGCCTGTCTGGATCGTCTTTCCAATATGCGTCAACCAGACCAGCCTCATGCAATTCTTTTGCACTCATGTTTAAAATTTTATCTACTGTAAAAAACGCCTCGGGCGTCACTGTCTTACTAACAACCGACTCATTCAAAAACATATCCAAACTCCTTTCTAAAAGTTCCAGCATGGTTTCCTCAATAGACAAATCCATTTTCTCAGCGGCCCGCCTCAATCTGTCCTGCATTAATTCATCCTTTATAAACTCTAAAATATTTTCCATTCCGTTCTACCCCAATTCTGTGCGCCTTTAATTTCTTGTAAACCCGACCTAAGATTCCTTTGACTGCGCTTGCTGTAACCGTCCAACCCCTTCGCCCGCCACTAAGCATAATGGCTATCTTAGCCCGTTTGACACCCGCGACACGAAGGGCAAAAACTATGTTTTCCTTTTCAGTGAGAAAAGGGAATTTGAAATGGTGGTTTTTGAGAATAGAAAGCTCTGTCCAACCATCTTCTTTCTTCCTTTCTAAAGCACTCTGTTTAGTAATCTCCCGCTCCTGTTTGCGGGCTTTCTTTATTTGTCCATTCCGGGTTCGTGGTACTTGCTGACCAGCCCTTAAAAATAAAGTGTAAGATTTTCCCTCACCATCAAGCCCCGCAATAGTTGTTGTTATCCATTGCGCTTTTTTCTTTGGGGGCTTCTTGGTCCTCTTGGCGCCTATCAGGGACCGAGCTTTCTTTGCATCAATTTCCCACCAGTACAGACGCTTTTCCTTATCGCCTGGATTGCTGTAAGACATCTTACGCAAAATAAAAATACTCCTTCACCCTTAGGGGGGGGCTTATTTTAAAATGGCACACTTTTAAACATAAACAATTGAAATTACAGTTTTTATTATATGTTTAGTAATTCACCCCTCTATTCTTAGAAGAAAATTGCGAAATCCTTCGTTTTGCTGAATAAATTAAATTATCTATGTCTTTTGATAGGAATCTCCCATATTGGTTAGATAATCGAAAAGCTATCTGCTTATAAATGAGAGGTACTTAAACGGACCCCCCTCTTTATATATATGAAAAAAGTCACGAATCTTCTGTTTTGCTCTTTGAGTATGACCCCTTACGGCATCTTGGCCTATAGTTGCGTTGCTTATAGGTGAGACCATCATTCAAAATAATACACCCCTCTCACCCTTAGAAGAAAAGTGTCAAATTTTCTGTTTTGCTGAACGATATCAAAAAGTTATGCCTCTGTCGTGGCGTTTTTTAAATCTGCAACATATTGTTATTATTATCTTTTCAGAAACTACCACATTGTGTCATCACTCAATTTAACTTAATATTACTAAGAATTATTTTAAAAATACGTGTTTTTTCCTATAGGTTTTGTATGTTGTTTTTTTCTTTTTCTGAAACGGCGTGAATATTCTCCCCCCCCACCTGCATATCCATCTTCCCCTTGTTTTTGGTCCCTTATGATTATAGACCTTCCCGTTGATAGCTCCCCCAGGGGCGTATTACTACGATGCTAAAAAACCTAACAACCTTTTTAAAAAATTTGTTAGTTATATATGTCGTACTTTTTTTCACACCCTGGCAAAGCTCCCTGTAAGAGATATGTTAGTTATATATGTCGTACTTTTTTTCCGACCCCCAAAATCCACATAAGGCTATGGTTTATTTGAATATAGCCCTTGCTGACCTGTATGCGGAGTCACTCTTAGCCCCTGCCCCCCGTAACATGGCCCTGAAGTCCCCAGGAGTATGCAGGAACTTGATAGTATCCTCGAAGGTATCAATAGCCCTATTCTCATATAATACGGCCGCTGACTCCCCCCCATACTTCCAGTTAAGACTTATATTTTTAGAGAATAGCCCCACCTGAAAGGCGGTCCCTCTTTTCAATAAACCTCTTGCCTCGAATTCACGCAAATATTTATCCGCAGAACTGCGGCCCGCCCAACCCTTCACCCATTTTGCCTTGGCTTTGTCCCAATATCCTCTCATCTTGTCTGAATGTACCCCCACAAAAGCCCTATATCGTCGTGGGTATGTATATTTTAAAAGGTTGAATAGAAACCTTGCCCTTGGAATATTGCCCTTAGTGGCCTTTATAATCTCCGGTAAATCGCCTTTGGCAATGTAGCCATATTGCCCATTGTGCGGTGTGTCCGGGTAGGTGCCCTGAAAATGATATTTCCCGTACACATGATTTATTTGTCTCCTGATGTGTTTCCGCACTTCTGCTGGATTCCTGAAAATATCTTTTGAAAATCCGTTGTGATTATTCCGTATCCAATTCCAAACAATCTTGAAGGTATCTTCATCGGTGGTGTTTCTACACCACTGATAAAAAATAATGCAAAATTGGGCATATTCTCGACTGGATGGCATTTGTAACCCGTACTGTAAAAATTCAGCGCCCTCTTTATAAGTGCTCTTCTCTACGGTGCCAGTCCCGATATTAGGTTGAAAGTCGAACATTAGTTGACGCCCTGAAATTGGCAAGGCATCCAGGTTGACTTCATTCAGCTTCTTGAACCAATAAAGCTCATCCTCCCAGGTGTTGCTGAGAGGTCCACCATTCTTATCAAGGGGAGTTTCATTGGGACCAAAGGGCAGTCGAATTGTCTTGTTAGGGTGCGGGAAAACTTCAAAGCCCCTATGTTTGGCATACGGCCCCATGATGCTCTGCAGCAGCTTGACTGTGGGGGGTTTGCCATTGAACTTAGGGACACATAAAATATGATAACTATTTGGGGATTCGCTTTCAGATACCCTTGAATTGCTGTCATCGAGGCCCAGGCGGTCCCGCTCCTCCTCAACTTCCTGGTAACTGACATTATCAAGATCGAGGACTAAATGATTTGGATACCATTTTGAAACGCACCCAATGGAATAGCGCTTGTCTAAGTGGCCCAAGACTACTTTATTAAACAGCGGTCTGTTTACAGTTTTCCAACTATCGCCGTTCAACTCTTTCCGGGTATACTTCGGATGAGGTTGGACATACTGTTCCCTAAACTCAAAGAAATTTTCGCTTGAAGGTGCTGTGATTATGCTCATGGTTACCCCCTGGTGGGTTAAGAGTACGGATCTTAGAATCTTGCTTCCAGGCGCAAAATCCATATATCCCAGTTGAGGGACCGCTGGCCGGCGGTGATCCGTACAATCTAAAAAAAACTATTGACTTTTGTTTTCAAGGTGTGATATTCGGTAGGTAATTGACTGTTTGTGCCTATCGGCACACCTTGAAAGCGCCCTGTCCCGGCCAAGGATTTAGGGCGTTTTTCTTTTCTGTGATATAATTTTTTACCACAGACCGATCAAAATATCAATAAAAATCTTTCGATTTTTAGTTGACATAACACCCGATATCAGACTTTTGCCATTTCTTACAGTTTAACTTTCAGCATTTTCCCGATGTCGAGATATTTTAAGAATCACCCTGAAAAACGGCCCCGTCAGATCCACGAGGTTAGCCGTTCTTTATGCAGGCCATGCTATGGTATGGCTCTTTTTTTGACCTGTTCGGCTATTTGATCCAGGTTCGCCCGGATCTGCTCGAGCTCCGTCATGGCATCCAGGCACAACAAGCGAATATTCGTCATGGCCTTAGCCTTGCTCGGTTTGGGTCTGGTCGGTCTGGTCAAGGTCTCCATCTTGGCCTCAAGCGCCTCAATGCGGATTTTCTGGTCTGCCATAACTGTTAAGGTTTCGGTCAAAGCCTGGTTGATAACCCCCTGAACAGTGGGGAGAATTTCATCAGCCTTGACAAGGGCTTTTTCCTGCTGCGTTGCTGAACTTCTGCGTTGCGTCTGCGTTTCGTTTTCTTCTGCTGAAACCTCTACAATCCGGTCATATTCAGCGTTTAGCCGTTCTTCAATGTCAAATGCGTTTAAATTTTCATCCGCATAAGCGCAGATACGCAGAAGAATATCAAGGGATTCTTGAGTATATCGCCGGCGGCGGCCCTTACCGATATAGGGTACAAAACCTTTATGTCTGTCCCGATAATACCTAATCGTGCTTTCGGGGATCCCCACCTTTTCCGCTATTTTCTTGAGGGTATATGTTTCCATCTAACCTTTGTCGCTTAGGTGATGTGAAAAATCAATAAAAATCTTTGACGCCCGCTCACATGAAATAACTTATCGGGTCAACTCTCTCTGATATTTTCGCCTTAAATGCGTCAACATCCTCCTGTGTGAAGCCTTCACGCTTAGATATTAAAAAATCCAAATTGTCCGTAACCGTGCTCCAAAATTTAAATCGTTCGTCAAGATAAACGTCTTCACCGTCGTCGTCCTCTTTTGCGTATCTCTCCGCAATGCTGCCCAAGTACCTGATAACCTTTTGTCGCGGTTTACCGTTTACCCTATGGCTTTCCACAAGCTCCGCTGACAGATAGAAGATGGGCAAATATTCCATATTCTTATTCATGCGGATAGTTTGTCGCTTACGCCACTTCAAAAACATTGGGATACCTCCTGTTGTAGTAGGTATAAACCGATAATACCCCCCCGTGGACAACCCGAAAAACAGTTGTGGAAAATTTGCCCCAAGACTATACCCACTACACGCCCCCACACTGCAGAACCCCCCGCAACCCATACCTACCTATGCCTTGACCCCTCGCCGTGGATTCTCGTGGGGCTAAGTGGGGTCTACAGCGGGCTACAGACTATTTTAAGGCCCGTGGCCCTAAGTGAATTATCCCTCTTTTACATTTAAAAGCTCGAAACCCAATGGCGCCCCGAATTGACACTGACCATAAGACTGTCCATCATCATCAACCCAACATTCGAGGCCATATGATGAATCTGCGCTGTCTGTTGTAGAATAAACGTCAACAATCTCCCCCGTTAGCAGGTTCCTTAGTTGTGCTTCCATGACATCCCCCCTTCAACGAAAAACCCGAAAGTGGTCATTCGGCTCATAACAGCCGCCCGGTCCTCACGGATACCGGCCACTTTCGGGTATTAATCAAATATGCTCTATAAATTAAAACAGCCATGTTCGCCTGGCCTCGCGGTTATGATTTAATGATGTTCTATTCATATCAAAGTCCATGGGAAATGTCAAGGAAAAAGTTTCCCGGCGCCGGGAATTAATGACTGTGATCCCCGCGAATGATACAGTCAACTTTCCCGCCCAGGTCGAAACCGTCTGAACTTCCCGCATTACGAATACAGTAAATTTTATCCCCTGCTAAAAATACCGGGCTATTAAGATTTGACGTTGCCAGACCGCTTGTTTTCATGGTCGCAGCCATCGGATAATACGCCTTCTGAGCCGCACACGCTGACGAGGACCGACATAAGATATCGCCCACAGTGCTTCCCCTACGTAGCATCATAAAGCCACTACAGGCCGCTGTCAGTGGACTTGAGGATGGTCTGTAAACCACAGCATCCAAGATCCTGAAAATGTCCTTGTGCTTTGTGCCTGCCCGAATGACGCCGAACTTGCGGAATCGATTGTTATTGTGTAACTCATGTTATATCCTGCCATATTATTTTTCACCTTCCAAAAAAAAGTGTTAATTTGTTAAGCCGGAGGCCCGCCATCCAATAGCGGAACCCCCGGCATGAGTGCGGATGAGGCCAATGGAGGGGGTAAGGAGAAGAAACCCCCACTCACCCGCAAAGCCCGCCCCTGGGACAATTACAAACCAGGAGCAGGGAAAAGGTTTAAGTACTCGAAGTCGTGGCCAGCCAGCTACCCGCCCCGGCCTGCCCCGGATACCTGTTTTCGAGCATATATGTTAAATTCACAAAATTGGTTGCCTGACTTGAGTTTCTGGCCCCAAATGAAATAAATTTCTGCGAGCTGGAAATATGGGTCGGGTCCAATCTACAAAGTAACTGAAAAAGGCCCGTACTTGACGCATCTGTGTGACTTGACGCGCTTGACGTTGCTGCCGTTAAACGGTCAAACTGGCAACCATCATTTTTCCAGAACTTGATTCCGGTTGTTATTGCCGCAACATTCGTTCCGGCGTAATCCTCTTGTTTATATGCTTCAACCCTAATCGCTTTTGCCGTTGGTCTGGCAAAATTGAAAAGCGCCCATACCGTGTGGCAATGCGAAGCGTCAATAACGTCTCCGGTGCTCGCCGTGTTCATGGTTGAATTTGCTTTCAACCCCATGACTACATGAAGGTCCTGTCCTATCGTTATTCCCATCGTTTCGCCTCCCTATGCTCTTTCAGCTAATGTTATGAAGGGCGAAACTTCCGTTGCGCCATCTTCCAAAGTTAATGCCTCATCCCACAAGGGCTGCCCATCGTGTCTCTCAATGACCTTGCCGACAACCTCGTCGCTTTCAAAGTATCGGCTTTCATCCATGGCAAACCTCATGCCGAATCTGAGGCCAATAACGTACTGGCTCAAATCTGCCAGAATAACTGAGCCTTTTTTGCCAACCGGCTCGGTCTTTTCCGTGAAAATTACGGGTCGAGAAAGCAAGGTGAATTTGCCGTTATTTTCGTTCATGGCGGGATAGGCGCTGCCACCTGTACCCACTGGAATTGATAGCTGTAAGAGCTGATCAACACATGAAACGTGGCATATCCACACGGCCCGGTTAAAGGACCCCGGAAACAGTTTTGACATCATGCCAGAAAGGTTAGAATAAAGAATAGTGTCGGCACTCTGCGCTGCCTCTTTGGGCTGAGTAATCAGGCAATTTGCGTTCAGGATCCCTAACGGTTCCCCGGCGCCGCTGCCTTTCAGGAAAAACTTGTCCCTTGCCCATGAAATTCCGGCCCCCATGGTGTCAGTCAAGCCCCGTCCACCCTGCAACTTATCGTCTAACAACTCTCTGGACATACGGATCAAGCCCGTGAGCTTTTTAGTCTTTAGGTGAATCTCCCGGGCTTTCGGGTTCGCCTCAGTCAGTGCGG